AGAACGAAGCTGCTTCCTTGTTGTATTGGCTGTGCTTAATTTATTTGCGTACTCCGCATCAGCAAATAGCTTGTCTGCGTAGTCAATGAACTTATCTACTGCAGTTTTACTGTCAAGGTTAAGCTTGCTAATCTTATTTATAAGAGCCGCTACTCTATTCACGCTGAGCTTTCCTTCTTTTGCCATACTACGAACCACATCAGCAAGCTGCTTACGCTTTGTATTTAGGTCGGCTTTAGCCTCACGAGCTGCACGAGCTGCAATTTTAATGCGCTCATTTATCTCAGCCATAGTATCTACAGTAGCAAGAACCTTTTTCTTTCCTAATATCTTGGCTACTGATGGCGCACGCTTTTCTTTCTTTTTAAATCTGCTTCTGATGTCACGAACAAGGGCCTCACGTTGTACGTCAGTAGCATTCTCATAAGCCTTTGACTTCTTCATGTACTCCATGACATTGTCCATGATCTTATTGAATGGCACCCCTCTGTTCTCAGACTTCTTTATCACACCTTCGATCTCACCCATCATCCTGTCGTATCCGGGCAGGTCTGCTTCGGTAAGCTCTTGGCTTATCTCCTCCATCACTTCTGCTTCAGGTATACGATCGGCATCACCCATGTCGTTCTCATCAATCTGATAGAACTCTTCAGGTAGTAGACCAACCTTCTGATCAGCAAATGACATCTCTTCGTATATCTGCTGAACTATTGCTTGTGCGCCTTCTTCATTACCTTCTTCACGTAATGCACGAGCTTGTTCACGAAGCTCCTCAATTCTTTGGTTAACTCCTGAGAAGTTAACGTATGAGTTCTGACCACGAGTCTCTGTTGTCATGGCCTTGCGTGCTTCAGGAGAAAACATTCTTGCATGCACATTCCATGCGTTCTCCTCACCCTTTGGACCAAACGAGTTACCAAGTTCAGCATGTCCAAAGAAATCATGGATAGCACGGAACACATCATTGATCAGCATAGGCTGACCATTTACGTCTTTCATTCCTGAATCACGTAATAGTGGATTCTCTGCACGTTGCTTATCTGTAATAGGCACATCACCAAAGCCTGACTCAGTAGAGAATATCTTAATGACCTTTCTGTTTTTCAGATCATCAATCATCTCTTGTGAGTTAGCGTATGGCTCCTCGTTGTTTATCTCAACGCTATATCCTGCGTCAATAAAAGATTGGTATTGATCAAGTGTTTCTTTTGCGAGTGCTTCGTATGCTGCTTTAACTTCCGGATTATTCGGATCGTTCTTCATAGCAGCGAAAGCATCTGATATACGCTTTGCCTTTTCGGTATCTAAGCTTTTTGATCCATAGTATTGAGGCCTTGCTTTGCCGAAAACTCTTTGGAAATATCTATTCGCAATTTCTGAAACTGCCTTGAGGGGCTGATTGAAAAGTCTGTTTCCTGCGATTGGTTTGTAGTAGTCTTCGGCTTTGAGACCTTGGAACTCTGCATCCCTTTGGACTGCTTGCTCAAGGGTTTGTAAAAGGTTTTGCCCACCTTCGCCAAGTTGGGTCCCTTTTTCTCTAACTCTTCCAAGAACTTTTTTCCTCTCTGCTTTGCCAATTCGTCTTGAGTCGACAGGGCGGTAATCTGCTTGTTCATAAGCTATATTATTGTTTTCTAAGTTTTGTATAAACTTACCAATCTTCGTCTGAAGTTCGGCATCTGTAAAGTCAAATACATCAATGAAGCCAACTTCACCTGTCTCTTCGTTAATACTAAAGTCAGTTATCCCTGCTTCCTTAAGGGCACCAAGAGCGCCATCAACATCGCTAACTACAACTACATACTCGTTGGCATTATGGTTTCTTTCGCCTTGATTAACGTACTGTGCAGCTATACTTGCCTCCTGTACTTCAGGTGCGAGCGCTGCAGCAAGAGCCGCAAATTCTTCTGCTTGTTCTATTGTAGCGTTCTCAAGATCAACAGAGTTTGAGATCTCAATGATCTCTTGACCTGCGTCATTCTTATACCCACCAATTGTTTCAACAACTTTGGCAGGTACACCGATCTGCTGCGCAATATCAAGTAACGACTGAACATAGTTCTTGTATTCAGGGAACTGTCTTAGTGTTGCTGCTTCTTCTTTGTTTTCAATAGTTGTATTAAAGAATGGAGCAACCTTTACTTGAGTTACTTTTGGAGCTACAGGTTTCTGCAATGCAGATAGTTCAGCATCATACTTGGCGTTTATAAACTCACCGATAGTCTGATCGCTTCCTGCAGCATAAGCTTCATTAAGTCCTTCTTCATCGTAAGCACTTAGTTCTTCTTGTCTCCTTTTCTCAATGTCATCTATTTTTTCTTGCGTGACTTCAGGAGTGATGGTTTCTTGGACACCTTCTGCGGTAACGACTTGAGGTCCTGCTTGGGGTTTTCCTTGCGCCACTTCTTGGCGACTTCCGGTTGTTGGCTGTACAGGTACTTGACCTGCTGCTTGCTTTTGAATGGCATAATCTTTTGCTTCTTTACCTGTTAATTTATATGTATACCCGTCATTGACAACCGTGGTAGTTTTCTTACCAATAGGTAGTCCGAGTATTGTCTCTCTAATTTCTACTTGCATACCTTCTTTCTTCACTGCTCTATCTCTAAACTGCTCAGGTACTTCTTCTAAAGTCTTTACAGTAAAGGCAACTTCCTCATTATCTTTCAAAGATGATATAGCTTCAGGGATATTACCTTCTTTTTTAGTGGCATTTTCCTGTATTTCTTTTATTTGAGTCCTAATAGATGCAGCCTTGTCTTTACCTGACTGCGTTTTATTTTCTTCAAACTTCTTTAATTCTTTTTCAAGATCTACTAATTGATCTATCGTAGCTTCATCAACATCAGGGTTTGCTTGTTGTACTTCTTTTTTTATTTGGCCTGTAACAATCTTATCCTGTATCTTAAAATTTCTACCTTCATAATCATTCTTAATATCAATCTTTGCTTGAGCCAATTGCTCAGGAGTCATTGTGTTTATCAACTCATCTACTTGCGCTGCATCAACCTTCTCTCCGTTAACGGTGTATGATGGTTTAGCAAGTCTCGCTTGAATCGTAGACCTAATACCACCGGGTAGATCAGCTATCCCCTCAAGCAAAATATCAGAAGCATCCATTTCTTCACCAAGAGCAGCCTTTGCTGTAGCTTCACCGGCAGATCCACCTAATGCTTCAATACCTGCACCTGCTGCAGTAGCTCTTGTTACAGCAGCTTTTGTCGCTGCGCCTGTGGCTGACTTTGCTGCAGATTTGGTAAGTATTTTAGCACCAACAGAACCTGCAATCTTTCCTGTATAGGTATCAAATGTACCTATAATAGCACCCCTTACTATAGCCTTATTCCTCATGCTCTGTAACTTATCGGGGTCTTCAAGAATAGCCTTTACATTTTCTTTTGTCATCGGCTTGCCTTGAAGTTCTTCTGTCAAGAGCTCTCCAAACTTAGATCCTAATTCAACTACACTACTTGCCAAACCAAATGCGTAAGGTAAAGATGCTGCTGCGCCTGATGCGGCACCGGCTGCTGCACCACCAATAGTACCAATTACAGGAAGAGCTACTGTTCCTCCTGTTGCACCCGTTGTTGCTCCAATGCCTGCACCTGTTCCTACTGCTGCCGCACCTGCAGTTAACGCATCCGCATTATTAGCCATAGCTGACATTGAGCTAAATAAAATTTGAGGTATATAACTTGGGTTAAGAGCTAATCCTTTTAGGGCTCCCCAAATACCACCACCTTCTTCTTCATAAATTTTATTGTACTCTTTAACCTCAGCCGACTCTCCAAGTTGACCAATCTGTTTTTGAGTTTCTATAAATTTCTGTATTTCTTCAGGCGTAGCTTTAGAACCTTTTACTAATAGCCTGTCTGCTTCTTTAGCTGCAATACCTTGCCTTCTACCTTGAGCTACACTTCGTGCAACATCATCAACAAGGTCTCCAATACCAAGAGGGACTATCTTATCGAACCCTCTTAATACATCACCAAAAGCACCTTCAAAATAATCAACCTCATCTAAAGGAGCTTCTTTAACAGGAGCTATCATTCGTGGCTTCATAGCCGTTGATTCAGCTACTGCACGCTCAGTCTTGGGTAAGACCAAAGAACCATCTGCCGAAGCAGATACCGTATCGAACTTTTTTTTTTGAGGTACCTGTGCACCTACGCCCATCAATAACTTGAAGTCATCAACAGTTTTCTTGTATCCATTTTCAGCAAACAAAGAATATGAATCTTGTAACGCCTGTGGATTAGATGCTATTAACTTCTTGTATTCATCAAGAGATTTAGTATACCCATTCTGTACAAACAGATTATATGCGTCCAATATTGCTTGCTCGTTCATTGTTCAAATTTAAACATTAATAGCCACTCACTCTTGTTTTTATGTTACCACCTGCTGCTGCCGGAGCTGATGCTGCCGGAGCTGCACCCGTAGTACCACCTGTCTTACTTCCAAATAAAGATTCAGCTTTTTTGTCATCCCTATTCTCGGTAATAAAGTTAGACATTTCTGCATTACTTGCTTTAGTATCAATCGGGAACTCTTTAGACTTACCGTTAGGTGCCGTAATTGTTATAAAGTCATTTTGGTTAAAGGTTCCACTGCTTCTTCCTGTAACTGTAAATCCAAGAGGAGCAAGTGTAGACTGAAGATTAGCTTTTGTTTTAGTTGGGCTATCTATTACAACACCCTTATCAATCTGAGTTGTTGCATACTGACCAACTTCATTCGCATAGTCTATAGCCTCACGACCAATTCTACCTATAGCTACCTTACTTACGTTTGGACTTATAAGGTTTGCTTTCATTGCTCTGATAATAACATCTTCAGGAAGACCTAATTCTTTATTAAGCGCCTTAACCATAGATCGTCCAAGCGTTTCAGCATCGGTATCCTTTCCTCCTGTGGTATATTCATAAGGAAGAGCTGTAGCTCCTGAAATAATACTAATGCCCTTATCGCTAAAGTCTAATCCTGTAATACCTTTAGTCGCTTTAAAGTAATCACCTGCTTGTCTTCTTTGTGTAGCGTTACCTGATACAGCAAAAGCAAGCATTCTACCAAAGTTTTCAGCTTCAGCCTTATCTCTTTCGTCTTGTCTTTCTGCGTCTGTTTTAGCTCTACGCTCTTGAAGTTGTATCTGAGGAGTTGTTCTCTTTTCTACTTTCTTATCATATTGCATACGGGCCTCAAGGCGAAGACGCTCAAGGGCCGCCTTCTCTTGAGCGGGAGTAAATTCAGGAACAGGATTTCCTGTTTCAGAATCATTAAGAAGGATAAGGTTTGGATTCTTATCTCGCTCTTCCCTGCTAAAAGTGTATGTATATTGCTTTCCATTTGGAGCAAAACCAATGGTATTTGTAAGGATAGAAGAAGTATTGTATGGGTTCTGAAGCTGAGCTTGAAGCATCTTTGTTTCTGCTTCCTCAAACTTTATAACAAGACCCTGTTCATTGGCAGGAAGATTGCTTCTTTTAGTAATATCAAGTATCTCGCTAATCAATCCTGTTTGAGCATAGCCTCCCAACCTTTCTTCAATTGTATTTATTTCTACACCAAGGTTATCAACCATTGCCTTCACACTGCCGGGTAAATCATACTTGTCGTATGTTCCCTTCATTCTATTCCTAAGAGCATTTACGGTGGTAAACTTATTAGGGTCCGTCTCCATGACATAGACCTCTTTACCATTAACCATCTGCTTCTTTGTACCTGCAACACTTACTTGGAAGTTTGTAGGATTTATGTATAGTTTGCTCTTAGCAAAGTTGCCAAAGCCTTCAGCCTGTTGCATAAGCCAAGCCTCTAAGTCCTGAGACTTATCCTGCTTAACTCTTTCCATTTTTACTTTATACTCGTCTTGGTATTCCTTTACAAGATTAAACGCCTGCTTTGTGCCATCATTAATATTTTGACGCATTACAGTATAATCTCTTACGCTAAGTCTACCTGACTTAAGCAATCTATCTTGAAGTAGTCTTGCTTCTTGTGCATCGGACGCATATTCTAAAGCCCACTGATTGAGTTGCTTCTGCTCACCTTGAGGTGCATTAGCAAGAGTCTCACCAAATTCACGAGAGGCTGCATCAATAGCAGTTCTCTTGTCCTCACGGATTTTATTCTGCTCTTGTAGCATATCGGTAAGATTCTTACCAATCTCACCCCAATTGACATAACTGTCCGCTTCCCGTTCAGCGTATTTGTAATATGTTCCTGCCATCTCTTAATTTATTTATAAACCTCCAATCCCCGGAAAATTAAATCCATAAGGGTTTGTAAATTGTTGTGTTGGTAATGCGTAACTCGCAGGCCTAAATGATGATAAGCCCGTAGGTAATTGTTGCTGAATAGCTTTCAAAGTATTCACATCAAGCTTGCCCATAAAGTCTTGGTATTGCATTGGGGTCATTGATGAAACCTTACTAAGGTCCACGTTATTGACAGTACCCATTCCTGCAATACTCTTTTGCAAGTCCATCTGATTTAAACCATAATCCTTACCCATAGCCACCTTGTCTATCTGAGAAGCTATTTTTGAGCTTGGCGTTTTCCCATATAAAGGAGCCATCTGAATAGCTTGCTGACCAAGAGCTTGAATGTTTGCCATTCCCTGTGACGTGGCTGCTGCTGCCGCCTGTTGTGCATCACGAGCTGCAAGTTGCGCACCTTGTACTTCTCCAAGATCAAGCTGAACTGCAGTATCACGTAGCCTGCTTTCTTCTTGTGCAGATAACTTCTCAAGACCAAGCATCTCTTGCCCCATTGCTGCGGCAATCTCACGCTGACCTTGTTGCTGTGCTAATTGAACACGACCTGCCGTAGCTGCTGCTCCACGCTCACTCTCCTGACCTGCCTCAATGGCTTGTGCGCCTGCAGATAAAAGAGCTTCACGCTCAAGTTCGTATGGTTCCTTTTGGATAGCAAGCTGATCGTAGTAGTTAACCTCGAGTTTTTTACGAGCTTCTTGCATAGCCTTTTGTGCATCCTGCTGAGCTTCACGTTGAAGCTTACGTTGCTTGCCTGCTTGGGCAAATGACATACCTGCGCTTCCTGCGCTTACGGCTAATCCTGCTATTGCTATTGATGTTGCTGCCGGCATATTACAATAATTTAATCATTTCACTTACTTGTTTATCTCCCTTCACATACCCTAACTCTTCGTAGAGTTCAGATAATCCGGGGTGTTTTATCAAAGCATAACTATATTTATGCCCTGTATTTCTACAAATATTAGTCAAAGTTTCGACTAATAATTTGATTGCTTCACTTCTTTCGGGTTTTTTCCTGTATGTATCACTTGATACAATCCAATCAACCCAAGCTACTTTTGAATTAGTAGCGTACATAAACCCTGCACATACAGGCTCCTCATCGTCAAGCACCATTAAACCACCCTTCCCATCTTCAGGCAGAAACTCTTTATCTATTGGCTCCCACCCCCAATTACGCCACCACTGTACAAGTGTGTTGTCATAATCATTTTCGTTTAATGGTCGTATAATTAATGCCATGCTTGCACAAATTTAAGGATAACTTTTCATTACTTCTGACTCTACTGCAAATAGCTCCACTTTATTGGTGTTACTGTTCTCAAGAGTGAATACACAATAGTGCCCAAGTACCCCGTGAGACTCTGCTATAGAGTTCTTAATAAACATTATATACGGGTTCTGTATGCCCGGAATTGTGGCTCCGGGGATAGTAGTGTCTACCGTCAGGCGATTTAAACCTGCAGGATAGTTAACCTGTATATTGGTTACCCTACCAAAAAGAATAGGTGCCGAAAAGTTAGGAGGTAGGTTGTAGTACAATATGTCGCCTATGCTTATGATACTTCCGATAGCTATCGGGTTAGAACCAATTGCAAAGTTAACCTGTACCGCAGCGCCCGTACCTGTAATGGTTGTACTTCTGCCGATACCATTAACCGATCTTAAGGCATACTCTCCCGGCTGAGCAGGGGTAGTACCCTCATTTCTGACAAAGGCATACCATGAAGCTTCCTTCTTTTCAAACCAACCGTCTTGTATAAATCCGGTATCTTGAATATCAGTATCCATTGTGGCATCCCATGGGTAATCGCCCTCCAAGTTTAACGTCTTGAATAGCTTATTCTCAAGAGGGGCATCATTGAATACACTCTGAAGTACCGAATTGTACTGAGTACCATAGAAGTTATTCCTCGTATTGTTTACGTTGTGACGGTAGATATTACCACCCTTGAATGTATAGAAATAGTTATTCATCCCGATCATCCAATCAGGAAGATAGGAATAGAAAGATGGCCATCCTTCTACTCCCGGGCTATATGTTAGTGTATAATTTGCCATAGTATTTTATTTTATAAACAAGCGGATTCACAAGTTGAAAAAGCATCTAAACTTAATGTATTTCCTATGTCTCCACTTACTACAGTATAAACAGCAGTAAATATACTTGCTACTCCATTGTTTGCACAATCAGCATCAGTTATAATACCGGTACAATATGCGTTTGCGTATGTGTTTGGCGAAGATGTACATTGGTCACAAACTACCTGAACATTAATAGTATCACCTACTCCAACATTCCACGTTCCATTTGATGTAGAGCTTCTGCTCTCGATAATTGAACCATTTACATATAGGTCCATGTTACCGCTTATGGCTGACATTGTGTAGTTCCAATCTAATGTAGCGTATCCTGAAGTACCGCACTCAGCTTCGCAAGCTACTAAGGTAGCATACTCTCCTGTGCCATCTTCCGGATCTATACAGTTACCATCAACACAGTCGTATGAAACCGGTGGAGGCCCATCGCAATCTCCAAATGCAATAATCACACCATTGGCATCTACTTGAAACCAATCGTTAGCTCCTGCATCTGCAGTCTTATAGTATCCTGCAGATAACTTGAACTCACCATTTGGATCACTAAACACCAAGTCATATAATCCAAGTACACCTGCTGCTCCATTTACATGAGCCACATTGTATGATTGGTTTATTGTTGCAGCACACGCAAGTACACTACTTGCAAACATTGAAGTAGATTGAAACTCAGTTAATGCTGTTGGGCATGATACGCTTATATTAAAAGCTGTACCTGAGCATGGTCCAATAAATTGCAAATCAATTACAGATGGAGCTGCTGTTGTTTTTGGTATTACCATCACACAACTTCCCGGATCTCCTGCTGTAAAATCCAATTGCCCTGCCAATATTGTTACCGAAGTAGTGGTTCCCAATGGAGCAAAAGTTGATCCATCATATTCAAATTGGCTAAGGGTATACGGAGACCCTGAAGGTATTCCGCAGTTTGCACCTGTATTACCAATATAAGTAGGAAGACCTGCGCTACCCTGAAGCCAACCAAAAGCAGGTGAAGATAATCCATTATAAGATATACTATTAAATACAGCCAACACTCCATCAGGAACACCGAAAGGATCAAAGGTTATAACTACAGCACCTGTATCTGTTCCTAAGTCGCTACTTAAATAATATATGCCCTGACCACCTGATCCACTAATACTTCCTCCACATGGAGTTGCGCATGATGGACATGAATTTTGAGGAAGCAACGATCCCGAAACTTGTTCACGAACAATCGTCCCATCAGAATAAAATCCATTAGGAGCAACCGTAGTCAAGTTCACGTTACTGTAAATAACAGTAGCTGAACTAAGCGATGGTGCGTCTAAATAATAAGTTGCTTGTGTTGCCATTTATTCTTTATTTTAAGATACACACATTGGTAGCATTGACCAAAATGATTGATGAGTTAATGATGTGTCTGATGTAGCAATAATCGTACCGCCTGAGTTTCTTAACTGAAGGGTAAAGTAAACCGGAGTAGCTGAACCACTTGGCTCGTAATACAATATCTGCCCTGTTGGTGGCGTTGAGTCAGTAATAGTTACTGTTGCCGAACTTGAAGGGAATCCTGTAGCCACAGTGATGTAAGAACCTGCAGGAGCATTTAGTGTATTGACACCATATCTCACTGAACAAGCTGCGTTATCATTGCAATTATTTTCTCTACATTGAGGAGAACCTAATGAGATAGAAGGAGCAGCACAGTTTTCTTGACACTGCTCTAAGCTCGTAAAGAATCCGCTACCATCTCCCGGGTCAACGCAGTTACCATCCTCACAGTTATAAGACTCTACTGCAATTTCACATCCGCAACAAGCATCATTCTCATTAACATTAGAATAGCATAGCTCGAGTGGTAAAGAGTTCCTATAATCCCATATCAAATATAAGTATTCCCCGTTGCTTGGTACAGTAAAAGTACCTGAATAATAACCTGCCGATCCTGTTGGTGTAACAATGGTAGACGCTGCAATTAAGTTAGCGATACCTTGTGATGTATTAGGATATAGTGTATTGCTTCTCAAGTACCTGAACTTGTCAGTCGCAACGTCAAATACAAAGTCATCAAATCCAAATTTATTAGAAATAAGTTCCATGGTAGCACCTGCCGGAGGGAATCCTCCTGTACCTGCAGCACCTGTAACTTGACTGTAAGATGATACCACAGGACTTTGCGCAGAGCTTCCAAGTGTAACCAATGTAGATTGAAGCGGTGATACATAATCTCCGTCAGTATATCTGTATTCATTATGAATGAACTTTCCTGCATCAGGATTGCTTGATAATGTAATACCCAATATAGTGATCTCTTCTACAGAAGCACAACCTACATTAACGGTGATTACAACATTGTCTGTTGCAGTGATAACAATATCTACTTGGTTTTCTGAGTTAGAGTTCTTATCAACAGATAGAGTTCCTGATTCAGTAACAACACCTGTGCTTACCGTAGTACCATCGTATGTTGCTTCTACCTCAAATTCTGCTGTAGATGCTTCATCAACAGAGTAAGTGATAACGCTCTCTCCTACAGCATTGCCATAGTTTACGCAGTAGCTGATACTATCACCTGCTGCTATTGAAAATGTCTGACCAACTCCACAAGCCAAGCATGTCTGTGGCTTAGGAAGCTCATCTGTATTAAGAGATAGCACATACTCATTCATGTAAGGATCAAAACCTCCAATCTTTTGAGTGCCGAAGCTTTGAATAAACTCATCTCTAAACCATGTTCTCATACCTGCCTCTGAGATTACTTTCAGTTGATCTGAGGTATATGAGTTACCTATTAACTGAAGAACTGCACCACGCTTTACATCAGTGAAGTACCTAAAGTACCCCCACTGAACGTAGCTCTCAGGGTTAAAACTGATACCATACTTCTCGACACGAGCAATCTGTGTGCCTAATACTTCAGGAACTGAAGTGATGGCTCCTCCGGCTGCTGCGTCTGAGAGTAAGTTCTTACCGGCTAATACATAGGAAATCTTGTCCTCTTGTAGTACAAGTACGTCAGTCTCACGGCCATCCATTTTGTAGATAGGACCAAATGAAACCTCTAAGTACTTATAGTTAAGCAGTCCAAGATTAAATTCATTTAATTTATTTACGTTAGACTCGAAGTTATAAACACCACTGTATGTGATGTCAGCGAATCTATTTGTTCTTTTATAGTCTTGAGCAGATACAGATGTTACCCTGTTACCCAAGTTGAATGTCTTACCAACAATAGAGTCACGAATCTTATAGCTCTCTGCCCCGTTACCAAAGCAGAAGCAGTTAAAGAACTCAGTGTCTATAATTGCAGGTTGAGAGCTTGTTTGGTTTTGTACGTTCCCTGTATGGAATCCATTTACTATTGGGAATGATAAGTGGTTTTCAAAGAACACATCAGGCAAAGCATCGCTTGGTTCTGTTTCAAAGATCAATGTTGTCTCTGCTCTGAACACCTCTACATTCGCAATTATTGTAGATCTACGTTTCTTTCCGCTAAATAATCCTCCACAACTAATGGTTCCGCTAATCAATAATACAAGCTTATTGCTATTGGCGTTCCCTGATATTGTTGGGTACCTGTAAAACCTATAATAGTTAGTACAAAGATCACATGGAATATCTACTGCAGAAGATGCCAATGAAGGAATGTATTCATTACCTGCCTCACATTGTCCACCACCTATGTCTTGTATACCATCATCAAGAATATTTTCTACATTGTCACCATCCCACCATTCTTTCATATTGTCATAGTTGGCAGATGCGATAAGTGTTTTCTCCAATGTATATATGCGTCTTTCGCAAGCTCCGCTTCCGCTACCTACACCAAGACGTTGAAACTTAAAACTTATTTTAATACGGCTTCCTGCAGGAACAGTATAATCAACCCATTCTTCTGCAGCAGTATCATATCTATTCATTGGATACGGAACAAGAGGGCATTCATTTGCCGAATCCTGATCCACTTGAATGTTACCGGGAGCTATAATAGCAAGTTCATCCTGAACAACAGCAAAGCTGTTTGGATTAATCTTCATGTATACGCCTGATGGTACAGGTATTTTTACACTTGGATCATACTCGCTTGGTATCTCAATGAACCCTGCTTGCTTAGCTTCCTTTTCAAGCACAGTAGCGTACACGCAACTATTTGTTGCGCCATTGGTATCCGCTTTTACAATAAGCCTATCGCCTTGCTCAACTTTACGAGCGTTCTCTCCTTCAAGTAAGAAGTAAGCATTATTGCTTAATGGGTCGTCAAAGAATATACTGCTGTAAATGGTTTCATAATTCTCTTCATCAGGCTTGATTACAAACTTGTATCGGGTTGCCCAAAAAGGAACCTTCTGTGTTGTAGGTATATTAACCTGAATACTATTCTGAGTATCCGATGCTGAGCATGGAACTTGTACCGTATTGTTTGGACTTACCAATGCCGTAGTTGAACGAGCAAAGTCATCCATATACACGATACCAATCTCATATCCACGATTACTGTGAAGACTCTGAGGGGTATTTATTTTCTGATAGAATGCCTCCGCAAATGTAACCTCGTAGTATTCGTATACATTAAATGTAGGAGTAGTGGTATTGTTTACATACCTCATGACAGGGAACTGAAATCCAATTATCTGACTTGCAGGTGACGTTATAATACCAACAGGTTGACTTGCCGCACTGATACCACTTTGAAACTTTATAAGAGCGTCCAAGTTGTTTGGAAGCGCACAATTAAATTGATCAGTAAATGTCGTGCCATTGCAAGAGTTTGCAACAGTTTGAATATTTGCAACAGTACCTACTACACTTTGAAACGCTACACTTGTTGCCATCTGATACACTGAAGTATAAGTTGTTGGCAACACAAATGAAAATGTAAGATTTATGTTTTCAGATTGCTCATCAGGTGGAGGAGTATCTCCTCCGAACTGAGCATGATTGAGTCTTACTTGTACAGTTATTGAAGAACCTTCTATCAGATCTATACCATTAAGGTCTACATCTATTACAGCATTTGCAATCGTCTGAGATCCACCAAAGCTATAAGTACCTGTAGATGTTGTATCAGTTAGATTCGTAGAATCAACCAACTGTGAAACTAAGTTTGTAGTATACTCAAGTTTAACAGGGTTACCATTCTCATCAAGCATGTTATATCCTTCCACATAGTTACCATACATAAGGCGATTGCCCATGATGGTTTGTGCTTGAGCTAATAACGGTACGTTATCATACAGTCTCAACAACTCAGATGGCTGAAGAACTGTAAATATTTTACTATTGTTAAAGGTATACGTATAGTTAGTATTGTCAGCAAGTCCAAGATCAGCTTTGCTAAGCTTTTCTATAACTCTGATCACATTGCTTTGAGCCTCCTTAAATAATAGATCAATACCAACAACAAGAGGTCCACCTGTATTATAGGTTACGATCGCAGTATTGTTGATGTTTACCATACCCTCATTGAGAAAGCTATTGATGCTGAACTCAAATGGGTTTGGTCTAAATGCCGGAGCACTCCATTGTGATGTTGCGCTATACTCTCCATCCTCGTATCTATATCTATATGCAAAGCATATAAAGCGAGTCTGTAAGAAGTTCTCTTGTTGACCGGCTGTAATAGTTTCTACACCGGGAGATGCAACAGGAGGCTTCTTGATAACAAGAATTGACTCTGCAGTAAATTGGTCTATGTTGCCAATTGGATCAGGGTAATTCTTTTGTATGTTAAAAAACCTCGGGGGGTTGAGGTTATCTGTAAAAAATATTAGGTTGTCTATAAGATCAATTCCTGTTATTAAGTATTGATCGTTAAAGTTCAGCGTGGTATTTACACCACCACCATCATTGATACTTACAAGATGATAGGTAAGAATATTGGTGAATACGTTAAATGATACCACCATATCAAGCTTACCCGTAGCTCCTACAGGAAAGTTTGAATCATGCACGAACCAATAAACTGTTTCATTTGCACTATCGTCTATTGCTCCAATACATTTTGCAGATGAGCTTAATGGAGTTCCATCAATATACTTAAGGGTAGTAAGTTGTACGTTCCCTTTAGTGTTTTCTACTACACCAATTTCTGATTGCTCAGTAGAGCCCATGCGAATATTGAGTGCATCAATGTATTCTCCATTTGGAATAATCCTCTCATCGAGAGATTTATTCATTCTACCTGCTATAAAATTACGTGTAATATTTGCCATATTATTTTAACCACTTGTCCATACCACGTAGATTCATAAGAAGTCTACCCGGATGAATGTTACTCATTCTGATTTTTGCGTTCCTAAGTAAAGCCGATTTTTCTTTACGAGCACGAGCTACGATGTACTCTTGTACACCAAGCTTTGAATTAAGTATCTCGTATTGAATGTAAGCGTAAATATATTTTTCAAACAACTTGTTTACGCTAACCTTGCTATCATCACCATTCTCCATTCCATCACAGATGTACTCAAGAATAACAGACTGACCATACATGTCAGAGTTAAAATTAATTACTCCTGATCTCTTGTCGATTGCAAAGGTTGGGTTAAAGTTTGCTGTCTCTGTGTTAAGACCATATCTTTCACCAAGACCATATTCAAAATACCATACTCCATCTATATTCCATCCGTACTGTCCGTTGTATGTACTTTGCGGATTAAGGTATATACTCTTCTTGGTGCCATCCAAACGCTGTAAGTCAATCTCTGAGAATTGAGGGGACAATGCGTTTCCATTTTGGTCGAACAATATCTTTCCCGTTTGATCTTGCAAGTAAGCAAGCGAAGAAAGTATTTGAATATTTTCTGTAAGCGGTCTAAGGTAACCATCTTTATAAAGGTTTACTCTTACCCAATTCACATAGTCGGATGGTAATACATACTGAAGTCTGTCAGTAACAGTAAGCTCTAACACTTTCAATTCTTTAAAAGCATCATAGTTTAATTCTTGCACAGCACGTTTTGCGTGGAACAAAATTTTATAACGCTCTTCATTGTTGACAAGAGAATGGTTCCCCGAATACATCAACAAAAAGTTATTGACAATATCAAACAGGCTTACGTATTGGTATGATCCCCAATTAGCATCCTCCGGTTGATTACCACCGTTTTCGTAATATTGGTATTGACTAATGTATGCCATAATTATTGCGATTGTTTTTGTTCTTCAGCACCGCCAAATTGAACAGCCGCTATCTCACGTATGGACATTCCTGCGTATTGAAGTATTTTTGATACAAGCTTATACTCATCTTCGAGAGGAATCTCAAAGTCTTGATAATCTGCTTGAGATTGATCAAACACAGGCTCTCCATTTGCAAGTGTAATATACGTCCATTTTGGATCTTTTGGGTACCTAAAATAATTTGAATCAACCTCGTTAGGAAGATTTATTGTTGATGGGTA